CAGCAGGTTCTTCTGCGGCGGTGTCCTCGCTATCCTCGGGTTCTTCGTCAGGATCGGCTTCAGTCGCCGGCTCCTCCTTGTCTACATCTTCAGCGGAATCTTCAGATTTCTCCTCTGGCTCCTCTGCTGTGTCTGCGTTGTCAGAGATCGTCTTTTCAGCGGACTCTTCTTTGGGTTCGTCGGTCGGGCGTTTAACGCCCAACTCGGCTAGTGCCATTGAAACTACATCGTCCGCTCCCGCCGCTGTCGCGGCCACATTGTCTGTCGCCATAGGATAAAACCCCTAAGAGGTGCGCCAAAGACTTGGGGGGAACCGGAGCCTTAGAACCGGAGTGAAGCGCGATACGCCTCTCTATCCTCACACATAGCACACAATGTGTGCGGTGTCAATACGGGATTGTATCGTTATACGATACTTCGCTTATGTCTCGGGGCGACACTTGGATAGAATCGCATAGACTTGTTCACAAGTGTTTGCACTTTGTGTCACCTTTTGTGCGGTGTTTTTGATACAAAGCGTATGCACTTGCGCGCGGAGTTATACGGTTTGTAACGGTTTGCCGGTGCGGATGAGCGGCGACATTTTGGAGTGTCGGCGGGCGGCGACTTGTAAGAAAAACAGGGCTGTTTTTCTTACAGATTTCGTTACAAATACAGAGTTGTTTCTATAACGGGGTTCCCGAGCGGGGATAAATGCTGGGAAGCGGCCGGATTATACGCGATTGGGTGTGATCGGGAATAGTGAAAAGCGGACGCTAAATGTCCGCTTCACACTACATTAACGCAGTGTAGTGTCGCCGGATGTTTACTTCGGCGGCGGCAAATGGAGTCAGGGTTCATCTGCGGCAACTGTTCGATATTGTCGAATAGTTCAAACGCGCCTACTGGACTTTTGCCGCCTCGGCCCTAGTGGCTTCCAAGTAGTCCCACAATTCCACCAACGCATTGAGCTGGCCGTTGGCGTGGGCGAGGAGGCCGGGGTCTTTGGCGGTGGCCATGTTGCTGGCGAGGGCGACACCGTCCGCGATGCGATCTTGCAGGGCAACCATGACGGCTCGCCAGCAGGGCGGGGCTTGGTCGCGGGAGAAGGCAAGGGCGCCTTTGAAGTCGAACTCTTCGTCTTCAGAAACGGGGTAGCGGTCGATGGGGATGGTTTTCGTTTTGGTGAACATAAAGTTAGATCCAGAAAGGATACATGAGCTTGTTGGCTTCGATGACGTGCGGGCCGCACTCGCGGCAGATGGGGCCGAGTTGTTCGTCCACGCCATGGATGTCTTCGATACGAAGCTGCTTGGAACACACACCGCAGCGCGGCGGCTCCTTGCTGCGGCCTCGCCATGGGCGCACGCGCGGGGGTGGGGGAACTGTGCCGCTGGGAGCCATTAGTAACTGCCTCCTCCACGCGGGCGCAGGATGTCGCCTTCGACATTGTTGCAGCCGGAGAGAACTAAATAACGAACCAGGTCGGGGAAGTCCTTACTACTGCCCTTGGTCCCGTCAGCCCCTGTCCATTCCTTCATGCACCAGATTAGGTTCTGGCAGTTCTCGCTGATGTAGAGCTTGGGTTGGTTAAGTGCGTTGAGAGGCTTCTGCGTATCGTAGTGCAGCCAGTCGTTGATGAGGGCGACACCTTCGTCAATCGTGTCTCCCGGCGTGGCGGTGAAGTCCATGCCGAGGTCGCTCATTTCTTCGATCAGCGTGGTGGGGCGCTCCTTGGCTAACGTCTGCGCATTGCCGTAGCGGCTGTCCATCCATCTCTCAAAGATGCGTTCGCCGTTCTCGACGCTCTTAATCTCTTCGGCATAGCGCTCTAAACCAAAGCCAAAGTCTTTCTGCGCGGGGCCTTGGCGTCCGTCTGCCTTCTTACCGTCCGGCTCGGCCCACATGCCGGGGTAGCCGACGCCCTCGACATACTCGTTCGGGCAGGGCCATTCGCGGTAGATGAAACAACGGTTGGCACTGTCGAATAGCGCCCAAATCATCGCCCAATTCCTGCCGGAGCACGGATCGACAAAGTGGTAGCGGGTGCCTTCCTTGGGAATCCATTCGTGCTTGATGACGTGGACCTTGTCGCTGAATAGCGGGAAGCGGTTGTTTATCGAGCGGGTCGGAACGCCATAGGCGCGGCAGAGGATCTTCTCCCGCGTCTCGTTGCGTAGCTCCTGCTGCATGCGGTCCCAGCCGGCCCATGGATTTCCCTTGGTCTGAAAGTAAATGATCGGCCGGCCCTTGCGTCCGGTCTGGACGATGGGCACCTTCTCGTAGCCGACGATGACCTTCTCGCCTTGCTTGTCCTCAAACTTGGGCAGCAGCTCGGCATCGCACTCCTCCACGTTGCGGGCGCCGGTGAGGTAGTCTTTGACCGTTGGCGAGTAGCCTTCGATGGGGGTGAACGTGACGATGAGCACGCCGTTGCGGTCGAGCAGACGGAAGCGCAAGGTCTCCAAGAAATCTATGGGCACCAATTCGTCGCACCAGACGACATCGACCTCGCCGCCCTCAATGGTGGAAATGTCCTGACTGTAATTGCGGAAGATACATTGGGCGCCATTGGGGGCGACGAACTTGTTTTCGGTGAAGCCGCCTTTGACCGAGTAGGTGATATTCGTGACGGTGCTCTTGCGCGCCTGCCGCCAATCGGCTGGCATATATTTGAAGACGCGGGGCTGTTGCATTTCCACCGAGTTGGGCGCCGTCGTTTGGAAGCACCACGCAACAGATTGCTTTTTGTGATACAATCTGTGGATCACCTCGCGCGCGGCCCATTCGGTTTTGCCGGAGCGGTTGCCGCCCATGACGAGCAGTTCGCGGTTGTCTTCCAAGAGTTGGCTGGCCTTGCTCCAGATCGGCGGGCGGTAGCCGTATCTATAAGGATCTACTTTTTCCTTTAAGATTAGTTCTTCCCGCTTGAGCAACAGATCCCAGCCCTTCTCCGGCCCGATGGCCAAGAGCACGTCCTTGGGCGGCAGCTTCATCACCGGATGCGGTGTCGGCGTGAAGCGGGAGCGGGGGGTGGATTTCTTTTCGCTCATCTAAAAAATGGCGGGGGCGGGCAAAATCCCCAAGATGCCCGCTTCCCGCCGCGCATCGGCAGGCAGCCGCAAGCAGTCGCACACCCTCTTGTCGTGCTCTTGCTTGCCGCCCGTTGTCCTTTGCGCAAAGTCATCGTTCGTCGGGCCACTCGCCCTCAATGAGCGTGTGGTCGAGCTTGAGATCGGCAAGCGACTCGCGCTCGCACGTCTCTTTGACAAAATCCCAAGTGCGCGATTCCGGCCGCACCAAAACAGACCAACCCCTGCTTGTCTTGCGCGCCTTGCACTCCATCACTGGCCCGAGTTCGGACTTGTGGATGATCCAAAAGGTTCCACCCGCCGTGCCCCTTGGTTTCTTTGCGGGGCGGGCCTTCACGCGAATGCCTCCTGCGGCTCACAGAACCGCACATGCTGCTTGGGCACCGTATAGTTGCGGCAGCGGCGGCCTTGCTTGGGGTCGTAGACTTCCTCGACCTGCCAGTGCTTGCGGGTCCAGCCATAGACGACGGCGGCCACGGTGCGGGTGGCGTTCTCGATGACGTAGGCTAGGACCGGCGTGTCGGCTTTGGCGTCTACCTTGTAAGCCTCGTCCACGATGACCGTGGGGTAGGGGTAATCCTCGCGGCTGGTGAAATGCAGGTTGGTGCGGACCTTGTGCTCGACGCGGCCTTGCACCATCAAGTCGCCGTTGTCGGCGTATTGCTCGCGCACGGTCGCATCGGGGCGGGTGCGCTGCGGCGGCAGCCAGACTTGCATGCCGGTCTGACGCAGCTTGTCGGCAAAGTCGTTGACCGCCCGCCGGCTGGCGCTCAAGTCGCCGAGAAATTGCTGGTCGGATTTCATGCGGGTGTGTGCGGTTGTGTGCTGTTTAGGCGGCAATAAGATCAGCTTGCGCAGGGGCACCCCACTGCTTGGCCATCGCTTGGGCAACTCCGGGGAATGTTCGGCTTCTCTCGCGTTTGCACTCGGGCGTGCTCCATCCAAAGCCACACCCCTTATGGACGCGGTTGTCTCGCCCCGGAACAATCTCGGTAGGCTGGAGCGGTGGAAGACCTTTAAGCCAAAGGCAAGTCGCCTTGGTTTCGCCATGCCCGAACTCCCAAGGCTGAATCGTTTGATCCGGCTTACGCCAAAGCGTGGACATGATGCACACCGGGTTCTCGATGGCGATGCGCGGGATGTCTGCGTTGGCCAGCCGCATGAAGAACGAGACTGCCGACTGCTGCCGGCCGTCCATGCGTTTGTCGGCAAAGTGTCGCGCGCCGCTGACAGACAGGTGCGTGCATGGCGGGTGCGCAATCATCAAGTCCCACGGATAGTCGAGCACATCGCGCACGTCCCCCTGGTAGTGCGGCCCCGGTGTTTCGGTCGGCAGCAAGTCGCAACTCATGGCGTCATGCCCCCCCCCCGATAAACGCATCGCGGACCACGCCGCTAAATTCACACGCGATCAGAACTTTCATCTTCTTGAATGTCCAAAGTCGGATTCGGCGCACTGACGATCTGGTCGATGCGGACGGTGAGCCATTCGCCGTTGTCTTCGCGGATGACGGTGACGTAATCGTTCTCACCGCCGCCGTTCTTGCAGTAGATGAGCGTGCGGCAGGGGGCGTCCTTGCCTTTGACGTAGACACGCTCGCGGTCGGGGAAGAAGGCGATCATATCAAAAGAGAGACAGGGCCACCGGCATTTCAGTGCCCAGATGCACATTGGAGCCGGTGATGGTTAGCGTTCCCTGTCTGTTGCTTTCGCTGCCGCCGGACCTGTGCCCCATGGGCACGTCTTGCCAGAATCCGGCGCTTGGATCACGCAACCGTGACGCCTTCCACGGCAACGGGCGTTCGTGATGCCTTACGCTTCTGGGTGCGCAGCGAAAGATTTGCCGGGAACGGTGCGGCCGCACCTTTTCAGACGCACGGGTGACCATGGTTGCGAGGGTAGTGGGGTGCCGTATTATCTGGGGCCGACACAGGCCGATAAGCCGTATCCCTCTCCCGACCACAGGACCCACCATACGGTGCTCCTCGTTTACTGCGCTGCCCGACAAAGTAATGGGCAGCAGGCTCCGCTTTTGTTGCGCTTACGAAGCTGGCGGTTATGTGACTAGCGGGGCGAATGCCTCCTGCCGGCGCAATACCTTTGACTGCTGCTTGAAAATTCATTTGCTCTTGCGCTTGCTCATCTCCGCGCACAAGGCATCGGCCTTGCGCTTGGCTGCTTTGGCGACCATGCTGGCGCGCAGTGATTTGAGGCGCATGATCTCTTGGTCTATCGCCTCAATCTCCGGTGTCATAATGCGATACTTTTCCATAATGTCAGGGCTGGCCATTTACGGTGATGTAAAGGAAGCCAAAGTTGGCAAACGCATAGCCCGCAAAGGCCACGGCGAGACCCGCATTGCCCTCGCGGTAAAAGCCCACTGCGGTGAGCAGGTAGCAGATGGTGGTGATGAGAAGGGGCGTGAAGGTCACTTGCTGGTCCCCTTCAGCTCAATTTCCCGGCAAATATCTGCATAGGCCCGATCGGCCGCCATTCGCTCTAGGCGCAACTTGTGGCATTGTTCGCGGGCGCTGCGTAGCCGCCGCTCCAGGTCCTGCGCAAACTCGGTCGGCACGACATGGTTGCCGCGCGCAAGATTGTCGGTTTCCGGCGTATCGCTCACTTGGCCTTGAATCCTCCGCGCTTGGCCTTCATCTCGGAGTAGACCTTGGGCGAGACCGTTGACTTGCTCTTGGGCCGGCTGGTGCCAGCGGCCTTGCGGGCGTTGATATTTGCGTAGAGTCCCTTTTTCATTAGCAACTCCATGCCTTGCGGCTCCAGTAGTTGGCCGAGAGTTTGTCGCCAGTGCCTTTGATGCCGCCGCTGCGGGCGCAGTAGCTGGCCTTGCGGGAGGGTTGATCTTTCTTGATCGACATGTTGGGGTCGCCGAAGCGGACCAACTTGGTCTGGTCTCCCGACTTGGCCAGCACGGCAAACTTCTTCGGGCCGTCTGGCGTGCGTTTGGGTTTGTTGTAACCGGAGAAGGTTTCTCCTCGGTATTTGATGCTCATACTTTTTTGTCTAATTTTGTGCGGGCCTGCTTGTAGAGGTAGGCGATGAGGTAGGCCCCGGTCTCCTCGTCGCTGGATTCGATGTGGCGCAGGAAGTCGCTGACAACGTGATACAGTTCATGCACCAGGCTGCCGTGGTCTTCGTGATGGTTCTCGATCCAGATGAGCGCCCAGTTGCCGTGACTCATGCACCAAGCGGCGGCTGAGTCGTCGGGGGCGTTCTCGGGATCGTTGGCGTCCATCTCCATGAGGGCCGCACAACGCTTCAACGCCAACGACTGCGGGGTGCTGACGTAGAACTCTACGCGCAACCCGAAGGTGTTCTCGTTGACGGTGAAGCGGCGGGGCTTTTTCATGCGGACGCCGGCTCCTCATACGAGCAGTAGTGCCCGCTTTCGTTCGTTGTGTGTCTGCGGTCTTGTTGTTCGTAATTGCAGTATTTGCAAAAGGCAGCATCCCAAGCAAATGAGTGCAAATTGACTTGGCCGCAATTAAAGCAGCACCATGTTTTCAGCTCTTTATTGCTGATATTCATGCGCCTTGCTCGTTCTCCGCAACCCACGATTCGTAATCTTTCCTTTGTGCGATTTCCTCCGAATCAAGCGGGCCGGGAAGTGCCGTTCCATTTGCGTTGCCTACCTTATTCGCTAGAGGCATGTCGCCGCGATCCAGTGTTGCTATGGTGTTGCCGTGCAGCGCAAATCGCAGCCATTTGTGGATCTTCGATTTTTCGCCCATTGACTCTATCGACGCACAAATGCCGCCGACCTTTTTGAGAAGATCATCCGTCCGCATGACAGCCTTAACCAATGTCCCATCTGGCATTTGAACCTTGAATACGCTGGCGCCCAATGGGTGCTGGTTGCTTAACTGAATGTTTCTGATCTGTGCGATCTTGGCGTTATTCCAGTCTTCTGGCGTAACCGTATAAAACGGATCTCCGTTTTTTGTGCGATCTTCTATGAATGTATTTACAGCGCTGTTCATAATCATGCCGCCTCCCTAAGCGTGCTGAACGCCGGTTGCCTCGGGTCGTAGCCCTTGACGTGGCGCCACAAGATGCAGGCCGCTTTGAATGCTTCCCAATGCGGCACTAGGCTGTCGTGCTTGTAGGGTTCGACGCGGCCGACTTCGGTGGTGCTGATGTAGACGTTGTAACCGTGAACGGCGTGCAACTGGTCTTCTCCCCACTTGGCCACGGCATAAGCGGCGAGCTGCATGCCTTGGGTGTCGTATGGCCCCACCTTCTGCTTGGGCTTGGTCTTGCGGGTCTTGTAGTCGATGACCATGCGGTTGCCGTCCTTGTCGGTGCCGAGGGCATCGCAGCGGCCGGCGTAGCCGTATTCGTGGTTGACCAGGACAACTTCGATGTCGCTGTAGGTGATCTTGTTCTTCTGCTTCCAGTCCATCACCGGGGCGACATAGGCCCACATGTCTTCGGGAACAGCGCTCGGGCCTTCCATGAGCAGCTTTTCCAAGGCGTCATGCACCTTGCTGCCGAGATCGGCGGCGGCTGCCACCGGGGCCTTGCTGGCGCCGATGACTCGCTCGCAGAAATACTCGATGGTTTCCTCGGGTTTGGGTGGGGTGTTGAAGGCGGCTATCGCAACTTGCGTGGCCTTCCAGTTGAGGAGGGCGGGCTTGTCGAGGATGCCGGTGTAGCCGGTGACGGACGGCAGAAGCAGGAGCTTCTTGGCGTCGGCCAAGGTGGTGTCTTTGAGTCCGCTGCCGTCCTTCTTGGGAAGCTGGTGGCAGGGGGTGCCGTCCGGCTTATACCAGTGGCCGCCGTCTGTGAATTTTGATTCGGTGAGAATTGCCATAACTTTGGTTGGTGATGCGGGGGCCGGTGTTGCGGCCGACCCCCGCTGTTGCCACCTATGCCGCGTTGCGCTTGCGGCTGCGCTGCCAGATCCACGCGCCGGACTCGCTGCGGTCCACGCGGGTTTCCTTGTTGGCCTTCGCGGCATCCAAGAGGACGGGAAGGATCATGTGTTCTTCACTGGCCAGATAGGGTCCGGCGAAGCAGTTAAAGCCTTCGCAGGACAGCTCGGGATTGCGGGCGGCCATAATCAAAACGGAATATCCGCTCCGGTGTTGTCGTTGTCGGCCGAGGCGCCGAAGTCTTCGACCTTGGGCACTTTGTTCAGCAGTTCCTCCATCACTTCGGTGCATGTGCCGATGTTGATGTAGGTCTTGTCGCCTTTCTGGTCCTCGACGAGCGTGAGCTGTGCGCCTTTGCCCTTGAGGGATGCCGTGTCGAAGCCCGACTTGGGGGCCTCGCCGAGCCAGCTCACCAGGAACGCGCGGAGGGCGCTGTTCTCATGGTTGCTGATCTTCATGGCCTTGCTGGGCATCTTGCGCAGCGAGCCATCCTTACATTTCACGCCGAAGACGAACCGGGTGAGGTTGACGATTTCCGTCTCTTCGCTCTGATACTTCTGGCGTTCGACGTTGTATTGGTCGATCACATCCACGCAGACCGCGAGGTATGTGCCTTTGGGCGGCGGCTCACCGAGGTTAGCGAGTGCCGATGTTTTGTTTTCTGGTATTTTAGCCATGTTGTTTGTGTGTGTTTGTTTGTTGTTGTGTTTTACTACTCGACGAAATTGGAGTTGCGGAGGATGACGAGCAATGTCTCGGCCGGCAGGATGGCCAACCACTCGCTGTCGTTGCGGCGGTGCATGACGACAGGCAGCTTCTCGCCGGCATCGCGCTTGGCCTGGGCGATCCAGTCGTAGGGGTTGCCGCGCTCAGTGCGCTTGACCTCGAAATGCAGTTTGGGCAGGCACTCGCAGAGCACGTCACTGCTGTCGCCCTTCGTGTCGCCGCAATACTGCTGGCTGCGGCGGGCGGGGAATCCCTCGGCGGTGAGGAACTTGGCGGCTTCCAGTTCCCCGCGTTTTCCTTTTTGGCGGCTATTCATTGAGGACGGCGTTAATGGTATGGAGGTCGGGTTGGTTGCCGTAGGGCTGCGGGGCCTCGTCGGTCATGCGGCTGATGTTGGCGTGGTCAAAGCGGGTGCAGCTCGGCGACCAGACCATGGGGAAGCTGCGGGTCTGGCCCTCGCGGTGCTTGGCCACGATCATCTCGGCGTCTTGGTTGTCCGTGGAGTCGGCCCCGCTGCCGGCCTCGTAGTAGCCTTCGCGGTGAAGAAGGATGATGATGTCGGCGTCCTGCTCCAAGGAACCGGAGTCTTTCAAGTCGCTCATCTTCGGGCGGGTATCGCTGCGCTCGTCGGCTTTGCGCCCCACTTGGGCGGCGGCAATAACCGGCACGCCCAACTCCAGCGCCATGGCTTTGAGGCCGCGACTGACGGCGCTGACCCGCTCGTAGCTGGTATTGTAGCCCTTGGCTTCCAGAAGCTGGGCGTAGTCCACGAAGACGGCTTTGATGCCGTGGCGGCGAAGGTCGCGGCGGGCACGGCCACGGATGTCCATGATGTTGGCCCCGCGCGCCTCGTCGATGTAGAGCGGTTGGTCGGCCAGCTTGAAGAAGTGGTTGCCCAAGGTCTTGGCCTCGCTGGCGCTGATCGCCCCCAGGCGGACGCGGGCACTGTTGGCCCTCGCTCTGGCCATGACGATGCGGTTGGCGATGCTCTTGGCTGGCATTTCTAGGGAGAACAGCAGCACAGGACTTCCAGCGGCGGCCATGCGGTCGCACATGTTGATGAGTAGGGCACTCTTGCCCATGCCGGGGCGGCCACCGACGACGATCAGTTGGCCCTCGCGCAAGCCGCCGGTCAGCACGTCCAGCTCGCGGTAGCCGGTAGACAGTCCTCGGGGCTGGCCCTTGCTGGCCATGGCTTGCTCGATCTCGGCAGCAGCATCGCTGACCACGCTGCCGACATGCACGCTGCCTTGGCTGGGGCCGTCGAGGTTGATGGACAGGATGCTCTCACCGGCTTCGGCCACCACTTCGCTGACGTTCTGCGCGATGTCGCGCCCAGCGGCGGCCATGCGCACACCGGCCTCAACCATGCGGCGGCGGGCGACATGCTCGCGCAGGATGTTGACGTAGTAGGACAAGTCGCGGGGACCGGCCATGGAATAGATTTCGGCCAAGGCCCCGGCGCCGCCGACATTCTCCAGCTTGCCCTGCGAGGAGAGATGCTGCGTGACCGAGATAAGGTCGGGCTGTCCGGCCTCGGCGCGGATGGACTTGATCGTTTCGAGGATCGTGGCGTTGGCGGGCGTGAAGAAATGCTCGCCGGTCAACTCGTTCCACTCGTCGATCAAGTCGCCGTAGCACATGAGTCCGCCAAGGACGCACTGCTCGGCTTGCGTATCGTGAGGGATGGCTTGGTGCTTTCTCACGGGAAGCGCGGGTCGTTGTCGTCGCTGAGTAAAACGGCGATGGTTCCGAGGATGGCGAAGATTAAAACGAGGGCGCTCATTTCAATGGCGTTCATAACTGTGGTGAGTTGTAGGCGGATGTGTGCGGTGTGTCAACAGTCTTTTTTTGGGGAATTTTGGGGGAACAAAAAGTCGTGGTTTTTCCACGCTCCGCGCAGGAGTTTGCGCTGCGCCAGCCAGCGGTCGCATGCTTGGCCCACGGCCTTCAAGTCGGCTTCCGAGGGCCACTGCGGTTCGGCCGCTTCGATGCGGTAGTGCAGAACCTCGCGGTTCATGCGTTTGGCCCCCTTGTCGAAGAACTCGCTAAACTGCTCGGGCGAGATCATTTGATGGGCCACTCGCGGAGATGACCAAAGTCGCGGGGTTCGCTGCATGCGGTCACTTCGCCGCAGATGCCGCAGGTGTCGGTGTGGTAGGTGCTGACGCGGTCTTGGCAGGGGAATCGGCCGTAGGCGAAGCCGCAGGGGCGGCAGATCCACCAAGGGTAGGGCTTGCCCTTGCTGAAGATCGCATCGTAGTTGGCGCGGTAGGTTTCGCCGTCTACGGGGCGAGGGGCGTCTCCCTTGCCGGCGCTCATGCGTCCTCCGCCTTGGGGTTGTTGCATTCTTCCCAGAACAGCTTCCGGTAGTGCTCCTCCATCTGCTCCATGTGCTCCATGGCCAGCTCGTCGCCCACAATGCCAGGCAGATCGTAGCTCATCGGGAAGTGCTTCAAGCAGCGGCGGGCCTCTTGGCGCACGGCCGTGGGGATGCGCTTGGTCTTGCGGCTGCAAATGCCCACAATGAAGTGGCGGGCCACGGCCAGAGCGCGGGCCTGTTCGCTGGGCAGGCTCATCGCAGGGCCATCGCTTCCTCGACGGCGTCATGCGCCTCGGAGGCGATTTCGTTGTTGGGCTTCACGCATCGCCCGAGGACGCGGATGAGCCGGTTGTTGCTGCGGATCAGCTCGCGGACACGGTCTTCGAGGGCGATTTCGTTGTAGGCGCCGAAGTTCGTTCCGAAGCCGACGCTTCCTACGGTGTGGGTGGGTTCTGGTTTCATGTGGTGACTAGTTCTTCCAAAAGCTGCCAGTTGCCGGGGGCGCGGTGTTTCTTGGGCGAATAGCTGATCTGGCCGTATTGCCGGATCTCGTCGATGTGCCAGAAGACGAACTCGTTGCGGTCGGGCAGGTAGGCGGCCAACACGTCAAAGGCCCCGCCGGCGTAGAGGCCGGAACTGCGGCTGCTGGTGTTGACTTGGTAGAAGTCAGGGTTGGACGCGCGGATGCAGGCGCGCTTGACCTGGACGCCGATGTAGCCGCCATTGGGGCTAGACAGGCATACGTCAACTTTTTGGTCGCCCCCCCACGGGGCGTAGATGCCGTAGCCCCGAGCGCCGGCCTCGGCGCAGAACAGGAGTTCCGCGTGGTTGCCTTTCTGGGACGAGTTCATACCGCCAGCTCCTGCATGAGTTCCGAGAAGTCATCCCGCACGATCTTCACGATCTTCGGGGCAGGGGGTGCCATGCGTTGCTGCTTGGCATCCTTGTCCAGCCAGACCTTCAGCCGTTGGCGGGTGGGCGTCTCGCCCTTGTCGGCGCACCACTTGAGCAGGTGGTCGAACTTGGCGCGGACGTTGACTCCCCGGTATTGGGGGAGGGTGGCTAGGTGGTCTAACCAGTCGTCGTCAGACATGCCCTTTCCGAGAACGCTTTCTCGCGGCGGCACTTTTTCTTTACCGTTAGAAAGAAGGGGTTGGTTAAGGGATTTGTTTGAGAATGGTATTGCAGTTGTCTTTGTCTTTTCTTCTGTAGTAGTAGAAGAAGGAATAGAATAGTTTACTATAGTTGAGTGTTCTCTCTGAACACATGATGTGTTCTCTCTGAACACATGGCATGTGTTCTCTCTGACCACATGGTCACTGTGAACACATGAAACTTTTGGGAGAACCCAATCACTTGCATGCTTCCTTTCGGCGTGCGTGCCGAAGTCGCCGGGGGCCAACTGACGGATCTCGCCCAACTCTTCCAGCTCCCTCAACGCCCGCCTCACCGTCGAGACGCTGACCCTCGCCTTGGCGGCCAGCCGGCGATAAGAGGCGAAACACCTGTCGCCGTCCATCGCCCAATCGGCCATGGCCAGCAGCACGGCAAACGCCGGTCCCTTAGCCTCACTGTGATTCCATGTCCAACTAGTGGCTTGTGCGCTCATAAGATAAATCCTGCTGATAGGTTTGCGTCAGATCGTCCCAGATAAACCCCTTGGGCGCCCCTAGTTGACGGTAGCCGGCGACCAGCGACTGCCAGCCCTCCATCTTACTGTTAAACTCCCACGCCTCGGGCGAGTTCCAGGGGGCCGTGTGCTGCCAGCTCTTGGTGGTGCAACCAGCGTAAAGCGCACAGAGGGCAAGACTTGCGGCGAGCTTGGTCATCGGCTACCTCCGCTTGGCGTCTCCCGCCCCGAACTTGTGGCCGAACACCGGCCACGGGCCGACCATCGTTCCGCTGAAGATTACCGTTAGCCGCTCATGGGGGCGCCACTTGTGGCGGTTGGCCACTTCACAGAGGCAGTCGCCGTCGTAGTCCTCGACCTTGACCCACATGCGGTTGGCGTTCTCCTGCTTTCCGCGCCCCGCCTCCTTCACCGACACTGATGCGGCATACTCCTCATACTTCTTAAAGCCAGCCACCGTGTTGACCTTGGCCACTTCCGGTGCGGTCGTGTGCTCACTGACCACGGACGGCGCCTCTGAGGGGCCTTCCAGCGCAATTACGGGGGCTTCTGGGGGCTGCTCGTTAGTGGATTCTGATACAGGAGTGGTCGGTTCTAGCTTGCGGCCGATGCGGCGTAGCTTGGCGAGGAGGTCTTGGGGCATGGGTTTGGGTCTATTCGGGTGGGTTTATGGGTGTGGGGGTTATCTTTTAGTGAAAAATTTTTCGTCATCGGTTGAATCGGGGTATGATGATCTAGAAGAAGGACGAACCCCCGCCCCCCCTCCATCCGAGGGGGGAGGGGGTGGCAAAAAGCGATCCTCTGCTGGCTCAAAAACTGACACACCGGCAGCATCTACAGAGACAGAACACTCGGAAACAAGCGGTTGTTCACCGTCTGCTGCCTCCAGGCGTGGCGGTTGTGTGCGGTTGTGTGCTTTTGGGGCGCGCGTCTGGCCGGTGATACCCATTGCCGGGGAAGATTCAATGACGACACCATCAACAACGTCCATCCATTCGTCCGCACTAGGCGCGGACACTACTTCGATCCGGCTAGTTGCTCCACCGGCCAGAAGCTCGCTCTTCTCGGTCGCTATCGCTGCCAAGACCGACAAGGCTTGATCCTTCATTTCCGGCAGCCGGTCAACAAGCTCGGCGGTCCCAAGGGCCGCAAGCGTCTTCCAGTTCTTCGCGGTAACGTCTCGGGCCGCCTCAAGTAGTTCGGGCCGGTTGCGGACAAGGGCCGTTATCGTGTGATAGCTGACGCCTAGTTCCTTGGCAATCCGAGTGACCGGCACACCGGCGAGATGCAAGGCGGCGATCTTCTGGGCCGTCTCCTCGGGAATGTTCATGCCGGTAAAGCCTGCATTCGTGCGCACCGGCTGCCGGTCTTGGGGCGGTTGCTCGATAGCTTGGGGCGCTTGCACCTTGGCAACCTTCCTCGGCCGTCCTGTTGCGGTCTTAGGCATTAGGCGGCCGCACGATTGTTCGCACCGGGAACCGGCTGCAAGTTGGCATTGTGGAAGCGTGCAAGTTCCGCCGTGCTAACGTAGGTCGTGCGCAGCGTAGGTCGCGAAACGCGAATCTTCCCCGCTTTGACCCAGCGGACGAACGTGGTTCTCCCGATCCCGAGACGTTCACAGACTTCGCGCGGCCGTAGGTATTCAATCACGATGCCGCACGTTGTAACACAACACGACACGCGGCGTCAAGCGGTCAATTTTGGGCCGTATAGGCACAACACCCACCGCGAAATCATTTGCGCCGGTTGCGGTCGTGTGGTCATGTTTGCGATGTTATGAAGAAACCACCACCAAGGGTGCGCACCCGTGACGCTTTCGATGTCACGGTGAACACTCGGACCACAAGAGAAATACAACGAAAGGCACAAGGGGCCGCGCGCGAGCTGGGGGTCGTCCCTGCCGAGATTTACCGCTGGGCGTTTGCCTGGTGGCTTGAATGCTACGAGGCGGCCGGAGGGCGCAGGCTTTCTGACCTTGAAGAACGGGCCGCCTTGGAGAGTATCAAAGGCGTATCAACGCGCCTGCACGAAACCGCCGCCGCTCATTACGCGCCACAACCACCCGCCGCGAACCCCACCAAACACAACCGGGGCGCGGCGTAATGCTGCCGGAATACAGGTCAAACGGGCGTTTTATTTTCGTCAAATTTACAGAGTAAAACGAAAAAGATTGATCCACGTTGATCTTTTTTCTTTGACAGTAAGCACACAACACGCAACACTTGCCACGTTATGAAACACAAAGCGACCAAAGGGCGCGGGGATTCCGCCGCGCGTGAAGCATTGCGAGCGCTTGCGCTTGTCTGGAGACAAGATCAGGCCAGCAAAAAAGACATTCCGTGTTTTTGTGGCGCGGCCGAGTTTGTTTCTTATCGCCCCGAGGCGCACCGGCACACGGCCGAATGCCACCGGGCGGCAACCGTTATTTGTGGGGAGGCGTGGTAATGCAAACCGCCGCCGAGATCCTCACGGTTCTATTGATTTTTGCCATGGGCGCGTTGCTCTTGGCACTATAAGCACACAACACGAAACAACACACACACAAGGAGACACACACATGAGCAAGAAACATCTCATCAAACTTGCGGACGCGATCAAAGCGAACCGCGAGCAATTCACCGAGGGCGCAATCATCGCCCTTGCCAACTACTGCCAGAGCGAGAATCCGCGATTCCTGCGGGGGCGCTGGCTGTCCTACATCGCGGACGAATGCGGGCCTTGCGGGGGCAAGGTGAAGCGCAACGCCTAACAATCAACACGGAGACACACATGAGAACCGAGACAATCAACATTTACACATTTGACGAGTTATCCGACAAAGCCAAAGACCGCGCGCGCGACTGGTGGAGGCAAGGCGCGCTTGATTATGGCTGGTGGGAGTGCATCTACGAGGACGCCGAAAGAATCGGCCTAAAGATTACCGGCTTCGACACCGGCCGAAGCTGTGAGATTGACGGCGACTTTATCGGCACACCGGAAGAAACGGCGGACAAGATTCTCGCTGAACACGGCGACCGCTGCGGCACATGGGCCGAAGCCAACGCATATAAGAAGACGCTGGCCGAGTTCATGGCGACCGCCGAGAAAGACGAATACGGCGAACTGGCGACTTATGCGCTAGATGCCGACAAGGAGGACATAGACAAGGAGTTCTTGCGGGCCTTGCTGGAAGAATACCTCTCAACCCTCCGCAAAGAGGAGGAATACCAGCTATCGGACGAGGTAGCGGACGAAATGATTACGGTGAACGAATACGAGTTCACCGAGGACGGCGGAATTGCATGACCCACCGACACCGCTCCCGGTTCGCCGGGTGCGGCACGGTGTGCCAACCGGCCACCAACTAACAACAACAAAACCAAAGGAGACACACAATGAAAGAGACACTCAACACAAGCGAAATCGCGGACAGATTGTTGCGCGATGAAAATGCGGCATGGTCTTACGCTGGCGCGCGAGCGTTGGCGGAGCACCTGCAAGAATGGGAAGACGGGACCGGCGAGGAAATGGAGTTCGACCGCGTAGCGATCCGCTGCGATTTCGCCGAATACGAAGGCTTGCGCCAATGGGCGGAAGATTATTTTGGATCAATCTCCGCATGGGAGGCTGCGCTTTCCATCGAGGAAGACACCCTGCCGGATGACGTGGACGACAGGATCCGCGAATATATCAACGACCGGGGAACCCTCATCGAGTTCGATGGCGGAATCATTGTTTCGTCATTTTAAGGAGGCACACACAATGACCGCCGCCGAAATCCACGAAACCGCCGCACACTTCAACGAGCGCAGCGACTACGACATCCGGGCCGCCTTGGATCTGTCCGCCGTCCTAATCAGACACGCGCACCTTGTGCAAATAGCACGGACGCAAGCGGCAGACCCTCAACTCATGCTGCCAATGGAAGGGGCGCCGCTACCATGAGCGCAACAACCACTGAAACGGCCGCCGCTGTTCCGGCCACGCTGGAAAAGCTGGACGCGCTACACTCAAAAAACCGCGTCCGGTTTGAGCATGACGGCCTGCACGGATACCGGCAAAACGGATTCGTCGTCTGGTATAGGCGGGAAGATGCCGGCGGGTGTTATGTCCGGTGCGGATCAACAAATCACCCAAGGGGGCACGCTGTCAAAATATGACCACCGCAACGCCCCGAGATTACCACGGAGACCGGCCGCAAGTGTGCTGGCCTATCTACTGGCAGATGATGGCCGCCAAACGCACCGAAACCGGCCGCCATTGGTGGGCAGTGATGGCCGCGAGGATCAGGCAATGGCTAACGCGCGCATGAGTTCCGCATCTGGTCCCGCTAACACCGGGGCCAGCACGGAGAGCATAACGCAATCCCGGCCGATGATGGCCGCCAAACACACTGAAACACACATAAGGAGACACAATGAACACAGATAAACCTATCAGACTCGGCAAGGTCGTTTTTGACCTTGGCTATGTAATAGACCTAGACGACGACGCGATGGAACAACACGCCCGCGACTGCATATTGGAAGATATAGAATATGCAGTGAGGCACGGCGAGCTGTCCGACTACATTCGCCTTATCAATGGGTATGACTTGGAGTGTCCCGAGAAAGTTAGCGAGTCGGATATTCCAGAGTTCCTAACAAACCCCATGGGCGAGTGATGGCCGCCAAACACATACAAAGGAGACACACATGAAAACTGAAAAGCTAGACCTTAACAAAGAGGTCATTATTCAAGTCAAATTAACCTACTCATTCGTTCCGGCCGACCACTTGCCGGACGATTACGACGGAACGCGGGAAGATGTTGTTAGTTATTTCCGCGAAGACATCGCCCAAAACTTTGACCAATGGGTCAGCGCGAACGAGATATACGAGCACACGCAAGAGGTAAGCGAGGAGCAGGAGCGTCTTGAGAAAGCCGCGCCGGAAATGCTGAAGGCTCTGAACCGATTGGCTGACGGGTTTTGTGAAAACGTGGACGGAGAGGAGCTATACGGCGATTGGATAGCCATTGCGGAGGAAGCAATCGCCAAGGCAACCGGCGAGCCAGTGATGGCCGCTTAACCAAAACAAACAACAGGAGACACACACAATGAACGCAATCGAAACAGACGTATGCGCAGAAGCTTCGCCCCAAATGCTGGCCGCGCTAAAGCGAGTGAAGCAAAGGCTGGACGAGCTAGGAGACTGGCCAGACAGCGAGACAGAGGAGATGGTTAACGAGGCTATATCCAAGGCGTGGCCTTGGGATTGACGCCCGACACCGGCCTTTGTCCAATGGGGGCAGAGGCCGGCACGGACGGCAAACATGCTGACCCGGTGATGGCCGCACCATCGAAACAAAGGAGACACATGAAAAAGACAGCAAAACCTAAAGCCAAAACCGTTGAGGTTCCGGTCAAAGTGGCCGAAGCGATCCTCGACGACATCGAAAACATACTCAACCAGCACACCGGCAAGCCTTATGGGGCGCGCGGGTTCACGTTGGCGAGCATTAGCAAACTGGCCGATTGCTTGGGGTGGGAAACACCATCCCGCGAAATGAACCGGCTCATTGCAAAGGACCGCAAGAAAATCCGCGAGGCATACGCCGGGAGCGGAATGACCGACGCCCAAGCTGCCTGTGATATTGTGCAATATCTCTGGCAGGAACAGCAAAAGGGCAAGGGCAAGACCAAGAAGGGGGGCAAGTGATGGCCGCCACGACCATGAAAACGAAGCCAACAAAGAAGCGCGCGACAACGGCGGCCCGCCCTACTCGCGCTGCTTGCGACCCCATGGAGACCGGGGAGGTTGAGTTCCTTGTGTATTACCGGCACGACGAAAGCGACCAGTGGGAGTGCGATGACGCATTCCCCACGCTTGAAGCGGCAGAGGCATACTGCCGAGAGAAGGCAGAAACCTACAGCGATGACGTTCTAAGTGGAGAAGATGCACCGACCCCTTGGTCTTTTTACATCTTTGAGGTTAAGGGCGTCCGCTCGTTTCGTTATAGCTACAACGTGGAAATAACGGTTAAAGAGGAAATACTGTAAGCACACGCCGCTCACAAGGGAGGGGCAAATCGCCCTCTCCCTTCAGCCGGCAAGTGATGGCCGCCGAGACCATGGAAACCAAGCAAGACCTAGTGCGACTGATGGAAGGGGCGATAGCCAAAGCCAAGGGGCGCAAGCTGAGACGAGCAACGGCACGCCCCGCAACCAAGACGCGGATGAAATGCCGCAACGCCCAAGGCGTCCGGTGATGGCCGCCATGCCCACCGAAAGCACACACCTTGACACCATCCGTGTGACAACAGCACACAAGCGCACTTTTACAGAGTAAAACAAAAGGCCCGAACAATCCGTTGAGCGATTATGAGCCGCCTGCTCTGACCGTTGAGCTACACCCCCGAAGTAACTTGTTCTCTGTAACTTGATCCCCTGCAATCCAGTTTGACCCACTTTCCGCCATGGTGGTGCTAATCACAAGTTGACACCATTTTGACACCACCCCATATTGAGGCGTTATGAATACCGAATCCTTCCGCGTTGAAGTCCCGAAGTTTGGCATGAGAGGCACCTGCTTTTGGCGCCGAGACCATTGGTGGCTGCGCTTCACGGCAGACAAGAAGATCAAGCGGGTGTCCCTCAAGACGACCGATGCCAAGATTGCCAAAGCTAAAGCCATATCGTTCCTCACTATTCTCGGGGAGCAGGGCATGGCCAAGCTCAAAGCTACGGCCGCCATGCGCGACACGGCCCCGACCATTGGCCAGATCATCGAGCACTACGAGAAGGTCACGGACTGCGCGACCCACAAGAAGAACTCCAATGCCCTCCTGCGCGTCATCGCTCGGGCCAAAGGCTGGGTGACGGAGGGCGAGCGCACCATGTCCGCCGCCGAGAAGGCCAAGGTGATGGCCGTTCGCGCCACCGAACTGACCGCCCAGCTCGCCGTGGACTACCAGCGGGCCGACAAGAACGCCACCTACACAAAAGGCACCACCCTGGCCGGGGCCAAAGCCGTCTTCGCCCGCACCAAGGATTGGGTCGGCTTTGCCCTGCCCGACATCTCCGGGTTCCTTAATGCCTCCAAAGAGGCCAAGCAGAAATACAACCCCAACAGCTTTAAGCACATCCCCAAGGACGCGCTCGCCACCATGGAGAGGGAGAGTCGCGCCGACGATGCCCGCCGCCGCGCCTTCATCTGCTGCCGCTACCTTGGCATGACGCCGAAGGAAGTCAGCTTCGCCCGCAGGGGTTGGATCGAAGATCGCCCGCAGGGCAAGGCTATGTGCGTGCGAGAGCGTCCCGATGAGGGTTTCTCCCTAAAGACCGGCGGGGCGCGGGAGCGTGATATTGTCATCGCACCATGGATGGCCGATGCCCTGCTCAAAGCCGACGACTACTTGATTCCCTTGCCCACGCCGAACCTCCGCTACCAATACATCCTGCGCGTGTTCAATCTTTGGCTGCGCACCCTGATCCCCGACCGCAAGGGGGCGGCCTACGAATTGCGCAAGCAGGCCGGCAGCGATTGGCTGGAGGCCACCGGCCAGATCAGCCAAGTGCAACATCTTCTCGGGCACAGCACCCCGACCACAACCGCCCGCTGGTATGCGACATGGCAGAAAGCCGTGGTCATGCCGGCGGCATTCCAAGAGGAGCCGACAATATGAAAGCAATGATACTATCAATCGCCGTGGTGATGGCCGTTACGGGCTGCGAAACGGACAATACTGCCTATGAGACGGTCCGCGCCCGCAACCTTGAGAAATACAAGAAACCATTCAAGCCAGTGTTTCAACCAGGCACCGACATGATGGGCATTGTTCCATCGACTGTCGTGTTTCAAGACGCGCCGGCACCAGCCCAACAGCAGGCGCCGCAACCCATCATCGTTGCGGGGCCGGGATCACCGCCAATCACTACGGCCAGCCAAGTCGGGGGAACCACCGTTATTTCAACCATCGGCAGCCGCGCACCGATTGGGGCGCCTGTTTACAACCGGCCGGCCTACGGCTACTATGGCTACTGATTTGTCCAAGTGTGTCTCCTAACCACAAGGACGAGTCCCGCGTGTGCGGGGCTGGGTCGCCCTGGGCAACCGGGGCGGCCCTAATTTTGTGGCTGGGGAACGGGGGCGGGCAGGAACGACCGCGGCTGCATGCCGGTTGGCATCTGCTGGCCGATGCCCATGATGAACTGGCCATAAAGCGAGCGCTGTGCGGGCGTGAGATTGCCGACACTGTGGCCAAACAGTCCGGCCTTCACGGCGGCGTTCACGTCCTTCACATCTTTGACAAAGAGATCCACCTTCGTTTGGTCGGGAACCGAAGCGTATTGCGGCAGGGCCAGCCTATTGTAATAGATCCCCATGGTCATGTTGCCGAGGTAGTAGCGGTAGGCCGCCATCTGCTCGTTGGTCAGCTCGATTTGCTGCCCATTGATCGCCACCTTGTTGCTCTTGATCTTGGTCGGCAGCATCTTGGTCTCGCCGGTGACGGACATGATGCGCTCCAGTTCTTGGAACGCTGGGTCGCCTTTGTATTTCGTGAAGCGGGCGGGGTTGATGAAGACGTTGAAAAAAGAGTTGCCGCCGTAGCCGTAGCGTTCGACCGCTTGGCCGAGGATGTCGTAGCGCGGCGGGAAGCTGGTTGACACACCGGGGAGCTGTGACCCGATGTTCATAAACATGCGCTTCATGTCTGCCGTTAGCGCTGGCCCCGTGGCGTTGCGGTATTCGCGCACGATGTTGTCGCCCTCAAGCAAGCGAATGTCAGTGCCGGGAATGCCAACGCCATACTGACTTGCCTGCCGCACAAGCTGCGGGACGAACATCGACGGTATGCCAAGCGCCGTGTCGTAGATGGCAGAGATTGGCTCTCCGCTGTTAGACCACTCGCGGTTGAAGGATGCGAAGCCCTGCAATAGCGGCTCCTCTTTCAATGACTTGGCCCCAGCCAGCATGCTTAGAGCAAGCCACCCAGCACGCTCGCCGGGGCGGTTGCCCTTGGTTGCTTCGCGCTGGGCGGTGTCCTCTTGTTTTCCATACTCAGCACCGGCAGCGAGCACAATGGACATGGGCTGCGCCCAGTTGTAGTCCATCAATGTGTCGCCATAAATTGCAGGGTAGGGGTTGCTCCAGTCGCCAGTCAGCATCCGCCGGCGAAGCTGCGTCAGGTTGATCTGGTATGCCCCAAGCCCCGAGGCTTGCCGCATTTGCTCTAGCTTCTCGTCCTCCTCGCGGCTGGCCGTAATCACCCCCATCTTGTAGAGGTAAAGTCCGGTCATCCACATGCCCGTGCCCATGGTCGCTTGGGCGAATGCCTTGTTGAAGGCGGCGCGGTCGAACCTTCCAGTCTGCGCCATCCCGTTGGCGTAGAGGATGCCCTTGGTTCCGCTGTAGATGTTGCGGATAAACCCGAGGGGCGACCAGTCAACGAACCCTTTCTCCACGATGGAGCCGGGGACTTGGGCGAACGGAACAATGGCCGTGCCAAGACCGAACTCCTTGTTGCGGTTAAGCGTGCGGCGAAGGTCGGCGATGAGCTTGCTGGTGAAGTTCGGGTTTTGATAAATGGAATACATGGCGTCCGCCTGCGCCGCCTCAACCATTTCGGGCGTGGGCTGGCCGGTCCATTCGCCGTTCTTCTTGGCCGCCGCTTCCATCTGTGAGAGACGTGATCTGTATTCCGCCATCCAGAAGGCGCGGTCAGCGGTGCCGAGGGCGACAGACAGCGTGGACTCCAGCATCTGCATGGCACGACCGCTGAACAGTTGCCGGTTCACGTCCTTCACATCGCCAAACTCCCACTTGTTTTGCGTGGTGAGCTTGGACATGACGCGCAGATGGCTAAGTCCGGCCATAAGTTCGCTTTTGCGTTCGCTTGGGGTGTTGGATGTGTTCTGCTTGGCCGCCCACTTCCACCCCTTCATAAAGTCTTTGGCCGGCGTGAGCATGGCGGAGATGCGCTTGCCGCCGGATGCGGTGTAGATCAGTCCCGCACCGGCACCGATAGCCGCGCCGGCCGTGGTGCCAATGATTGGAACGATTGATCCGATGGCTGCACCCGTGGCAGCGCCAGCCGCCGTGCGACCGGCCGCGCCCATAAGGCCAATGCCAGAAGCGGTGGTTCGCCGTCCACCATCAAACAGTCCGAGCGTTGGGTCGGCGATTGTGTTGATAAACGCATCGCGGCCAATGTTAGCGACAAATTGAATGACGTTACCGCCGATGTTTCTGATCCACGTCTTGGGAGCGAACAGCATGGAAAGGTAGGCCACGGCGCGCGTCTGCGCCCAGATGTCCTGCGGCACAATGCTCATGGCCCGCTCATACATCTTGGCGGTGAGCACCGTCTTCACGTCTTCGTCCGTGGTCGCTTGGATCTGTTCGCGGTAACGGTTCAGTTCTGCCGCCAGCTCTGGCGTCATGGCTGGCACACCAAAGATCGACGCCACCTTCGACATGTATTGCGAGTCGGTCAAGTTGCCCGCCTTCAAGTCGGCTTGCAGTTGGTTGAATATCTTTAGCGCCTCGCCCGTGGCCGGTTTGCGGGGGGCGATGAGCTGTGCGCGCACTTGGTCGAGCGCCTTGTAAAATTGGTTAGTCACGGAGGAGGCAATGGATTCCGCCTCGCCCTTGGAAAGTCCGGCGTCTTGCAGGATCTTGGCGATCTGCGGCTTGGCCGCTTGCTTCACGCTCGGGCCGGTCAGCACTTCGCGGATGGATACCATAACCTGCTCGCCCTGTGCGACGGAACCGGCGCGGCGACTGATGCGCAGACCGATGCGCTCGCCGTTGAACTGCCCCTCTTTGAGAACCGAATTGGCAATGTCCGTCTTGGCTTGCGCCACGGTTGCCCCGATTTGATCCACCACAGACTGCGCCTTGCGCAATGCCTCTTGCCGCTCGGGCGGGAGGGTGCTGATGTAGTCCTCGATCATACGGTTGGCATACATGACGATGCCTTCGGGCGTCATCATGCCGATGATCTTGAGGTGGGCGATGGCCGCGCCCATGGTCTGCCCCTTGCGGCTGACCGTCTTTAGCACCGTAGCCTGCCCGTTGTAATCTTGCATGGCCCCGAGGCGACCGGCCAGCTCTACAGCGATAGAGATTTCCACCGGCGTCATGGCGCGGCGGTCATCGGTCAAAGCAATTTCCGCCATGAGTTGTCGGGCGGCATCCAGCCCGTAGTCATTGATCCACGCCTTGGCAGCTTCGATGGAATCCTTGAACCGCTGCACATCATAGACGCTACCAAGAAGGCTTTGCGTCTGCTCGGGGACGTTGGGCATCTCGCTCGCCCGCTCCTCAAATTGACGGGGGCGTTGTTCGGGGTTCGTGCTCGCCGGGGCAGGGGATGGCGGTGGAGGGACAGCGCCTTGCGCGGCTGGCGCTGCGGGGGCGGGCTGCGGCACTGCTGGCGCGGGGGCAACCCCACCGGCAGCGGCATTCGCTGCAATGTTTTGCTGCGTGGCCCGAGCCATGTTCGGTGCGCGGCCCATCGGTCGGGCAGGAATAGAAATTGTTTGTCCGCCCAGCTCTACATTGACATCGCCGGCCCGAAGCTGCTCTTGGGGTATCACAGCGGCATTGCCCAGCGGCAACTCGCGGGCGCGCTCAAGCCTGGCCCCCACAGCAATATCAACGCCGCCCATCACAGAGTCAGCCGCCGTTTCCGCTAGGATGCTTCGACCGCTGGTGATCTGTCCGTCTTGCGCTATCTGTTTGCTGGCCTCTCCCGCTCCACCCATGAACGACTGAACCGCCGTCTCAATAGCGCCAGCAGCAAGGCGTCCGGCAATCTTCGTGCCCTGCCGACCAACAAGTTTTCCGGCTATCAATGCGCTGGCCACATCAAAGGTAGCGACAGGCACGGCCCCCTTCTCGGCAAACTCCCGAGCCAATGCCATGCGCTCTGGGTCTTGTAGTCCTTCGGTCAGCGCCTGCGGGTCAGTGATGTCAATGCCTGCCCGCTGGAATGAGTCCAAGATGCCGCTGCTCATCTCCATCGAATGGCTGGCCAGTCCCACGGCGTTGGCATATCCGGCCCTTGCCCCGAGCAATGCACCCTTTGACCCTCCAAGAAACGCCCCGGCGCCCGTCCAGAGAACCATTGGCGCCACACCCTTGTTCGCCATTTGGCGGGCGAAGCCGGCCATGGACTCGCCGATCAGCTCGCCAAAGACTCCGACCGGATTGCTGCTAAATGCCTGCCAGCTTTCCATTGGTGGGCGGTTGTCGTCCATTGTAACGGAGTAAGCCTGCGATGGTGGCAACTTCTGGATCTCTTGCTGATAAGCGATGACTGCCTCGGGGTTGGGCTGACCGGCATCCATCTCCACAGCCATGCCGGCGCTGGCCCATCCGCGCTGAAAGGCGTTCCATGTGCTGGCAATGTTGTTGCCGCGAATGAGATTGAGCGCAGGGATGCCGTCAGGGGACTCGCCTTCGGCGGGAGCGAGAAGGAATGAGTCCGCGCTCATCTGTTGCGGAGAAAATGTCGGATCAGCGCCGACAACGCCGCTTCCACCGCCACCGCCAGCACCAAAAGGCGGATCGTAATTCCCCGATAGGAAATCGTCTGCTGAAGCCGGAGGCTCGTTGCCGGGCAGCGGCTGTTGCGGGGCGTTTAGAAAATCATCGGCCGCCATCGAATCAGTGGCGGCGTCTTGCTCATCGGTCCATTCCGGTAACTCTTCCGGTGGCGCATTCCCAGCGACCGGGTCGGTGGCCTGCGCGCTGCGAACCGGGGGCAGTGTCTCGCTCTCCGGTCCAATGTCCAGCCCTTGATCGGGAACGCTATCTTCCCATTGGCTGTTTTGCGACTCCCGAAGAATACGCTGCTGCTCCCGCTCGTAGGCGGCGGCGTCTTGGTCAGATAAACCAAGAAAACGATCTGCCTCTGAGACAGCCATTACTTCATGCCCCAGTGCAGAAGAGCACGTTTGGCTTCGTCTTGATTGATTTGGTTTTTCATAAACGCCTCACGCACTTGATACGGGCTGGCAAACGTCATGGCGGCACCGGCGCTATTGGTCATGGAAAGCGGTGGCGGCGCGTCTGGCGCTGCGGCGGGCGCGGGGGCAACCGCTTGACCCTGCTGTGCTGCTGCGGCGGCGCGGGCGGCATCGTTGTTTGCTCCAACGGTGAGCTGCTGTCCCATGCCCCATCCGCCACCAGAGGCAACGTAGCCTTTGGGCTGTTGTCCCGTGTCCCTATTTGTTACGGCGCGGGTTGTTCCCGGCCCAACCAGTTCTTCAAACCCTCCAGTCGTTTGAATTATTTGAGCTTCGTAGGGCTTGAATGTCCCGTCTGGGTATTCGATGGTCCGCAACACGTCGCTCGTCACTTCGTTGGTGCGCGTCCCAAGTTTTTCGGCGCCTTCTTTGGGGGCAAACTGGCGCATCATAAGCTCTTTGGTGACGGGCTTGAGGATAGAAACTGCCAGTTCGATCTCCCAGTCTTCGGGCTGATAGCCAACCCGCTTGCCTTGGTTGCGGAAATACGAATCAAGATCCGGCAGCGCCGGCCTGTTTGTGTTTGTCTCGGCCATATTATTAATTCCCTCCGACCGTGTAATTGTATTTGTTCCGAGGGGCTACGGCCTGCGCCGGCATCGCCATCTGCCAGTTGCCGCCATCATCAAAGAACCCACTGCGGCCAGCCAGCATCGACTTCCTGCCAAAGTCCAGCTCGGCAAGGTAGGGCGCGATGTAAGCGTTGGCCGAGGCGAAGTCTTTCTTTTGGGCAAAGCCTTGAAGCGTTGCGTCAATCTCTGGCGAAAGCATGTTCTTGCTGGAAAGAAAATTATACATCCCCTCAAAGTTGCGCTTCTGAGTTTTGTTATCCTTGGAAGACTGTCCGTAGATCCCGCCGATGGCGGAAAGCGCCCCGCCAATATCTTGGCCAAGCTGGTTATACATCTGGGCCTGCGTGTCAGCGGCGCGCATCTGGCCCGCCCCGAGGATTTCTCCCGAGCGGTCGGTTACTTGTGGATTGTAAGCAAACATAGTTTTGTTCTCCTTTTTGTTAAGCCGCCACGCGGCCGTCTGTGATTCTGGCGATGGGGCGTCCGGCCACATCCTCTGACTTGTGCGCGAAGCCCTGCTCGGGAATCGCATGATCTTCGTAGGGCAGGTAGGCCGACACATTGTTGACCTCCGCGTTGACCTTCGGGCACCACACCGTAGCGTGGCCGCGCCGGCTCATGCATGCCGTGCAAACGTGCAGGTAGTCGGCGTTGCGGGAGCGGTCGGCCAGATGGTGCCAGCGCCCCATGCTATCCTTACCGTAGCGGGTATCGTCATTCGGCACGCCGGCGGCTTCGAGGTAGGACCAGACATCGTTGTCGGTCCAATCGCGCAAGAGGAAAAGCTGGTCCGGTCCATCCGGTATCCGGCGCACATCCATGGCCAGCGGCACTTGGCCCTTGATCGGGTCCACGTCCGCCGACTTTTGGCCGTGGAAGCAGGCGTCCCACGGCCAGTCGAAGGTGCCGAGCGGACGCTGCAACGCATCCATCCCGCACCGCCAGGGCTGGCCGAAAACCGGCTCCTGTGTGCCGACCGCCACCATGCACGCCGTCTGCCGACCCCACTGCATGTATTTGAGAAAGTCAATCTGGTGGGAGCCATCCGGCGCCGTGCCATCGGTCAGCGTCACGCGCCCCGGCGCCCAGTCGTAGACATCCAAGTCCCACTCGCGGATCAGCCGGTCACTCAACTCATAGCGGTCCCGCATCCACGGCTCCCGCCACTGGACGCAGGGCAGCTTCACGCCGACCTCATGCAGCAGCAGGTGCAAGAGCGCCGTTGAGTCCTTGCCGCCCGACCACAGCACCACTGGGTTGCGGTAATGCTGCAACCAGTCTTCGGCCTTGCGGCAAGTGTCTGTGATGAAGTTCGGCATTAGATCGCAAGGCCCGCACCCATGAGGAGGCCGCCGCCGATGCCGCCAGCCATACCCATCATGCCAGACTGCCCGGAGGCTGAAGCGTTCATGCTCGCCGCATTCATCGCCGCCCAGTTGTTAAGCTGACTATTCGCCCGAGTGTCGAGCATGTTGGCATTGAAGCTGGCCACATTACCGGCCATCTGCTGCGCACCGCCGAAGGTCTGCCCGATGCCGCTCTGCAAGTTGTTGCCAAGGTTGCCGCCGATCTGCGCACTGCCGAGGGCGCGACTGTAGGGATCAACCATAAGCTGCCCCTGAGCCGCACTGCCCAGCATCCCGCCAGCCTGCCCAGCGCGGCCAAAGACGTTGCCCGTCACCATCTGGTTGGTTGCCGAGGCGAAGTTCCGCCGGCTGGCCTCGCGCGCTTGCGCGGCGGCGTCACGGTTGAGGATCTCAGCGGCGCTGCTGCCCATCGAGGTGCCGAGGCCGCGAGCGGCAAAGGCGGCGCGGGCCGACTGCTGGGCGTCACGGGTCTCTTCGGCGGACAGCGAACGGCCGAGGCCAAGCTCAGTCTCGGCCTGCTGCTGGAGCATGCGCTCAATGTTTGTCGGCCCCACTTGGTCGGCCAGCATGTTGCCCAGTCCCGAAACACGGTTGATGTCCCCTCGGGCGGCCTGCGTGTATTCGTTATTGAGGTTGCCAGCGATCTTCTGGATCGTCCCGAGCTGCAATGCCTCAAGCTGCGGATACGCCTCAATCTGCGCCTGCACCTGAGCGCGGGCTGACGCCGCCGCCTGCTCGTTGGCCGAGCGCATAAGCGCGTTGAAGTCCAGGGGTGCCGCGTGCTGCACCGAGGGTTTCTTAGATTTTTTGCTGCTGCCGCCCATAATTATAGCCTCACTTTCTTACTAAGTTTCGCCCAGTCATGGGCCTTGATTTCAAAACTGTTATGCCGGCACCAAAGCGCGTATTGCTGCGGCCGACTCGCCACACGCATAAACTCCCGCACCGGATTGCCGTGCCCGGCGCTGGCAGCCAGCTCCACGAACCAAGCATTCGGCTCGCCGTCATCGGTGAAGTCCTCCGCTTCTGCGTCCCAGCATACCTGACGCGCCAAGAGAAAGACCTCCGGCGTCGAGTAGACCAGCCCGCGCGTGAGATGCCAGCCGAGGGTTTCCTCGAAGGTCTCGTCCGTGACGTTGGCGTCGTGCCATTGCTTTGCGCGTTGCCATGGGGTCATCATCCCTCATACATAATGTTGACCGATCCGGCGTCGAAGGTGTCAGTGCCGTTTGCGGTGGTAAGACGAAGACGGTCTAAAACGCCAGCAAGCGTGACCGACCCTCCCGTTGTGTAAATTGACGCAGCCTCGTCGTAAAAAACGCCAGACGCCACCCATGCGTTACTCCCAAAGCTGGTAATCACGACATGTCCGTGGAAAGCCGACGCAGCATTCCCCCCCATTAATGTCAGGCCCGATGTCAGAGAATTATACGAAACGCCGCCAGCACCAGCATTGAACGCGCCGGCCGAGAGATAGCCGCTTGTTGTAAATGTGCTCGACCCAAGCTGAATAATCGGCTGCGATGTTGCGCTTGTGCTTACGCCCTTGAGCATCACCGTAATCCGCTTCACCCAAGACGGAATGCCGGTGAAGTCGATGCTGGTTCCGCTGGTGGTGTTTTGCGCGGTGGCGAGCGTGAGCGGTTGTGAGAGCTTGGCCGGAGTTACGGCAGCATCAGCAATCCGCGCAATCGGCAGCGTGCCAGTGGTGAGCTTGCTGGCGTCGATGCCGCTGGCGAGCTTGATGTTGGTAATCTCAGCGTCATCCACCACCACGGTCGGCGCCGCCGCCGAGTTGAGTTTCGCCGGTGTCACGGTCTCGCCGCTCACCCAGTTGTATCCTGCCGTTACTGTTGCCATAGTCGTTCTCCTTCGTTGTTAAGCTGCATTCCTTGTCTCAGTCGGCGGCCTCGATGGGCCGGCGGCCTCGATGCTGACGTTGCGGATTTCGGGCCGGTTGGCCGTGGTTTCAAATTGTAGTTCGCAGTAGTGCGCCTTTTGGCGGATCGGCTGCTTGAGCGTGTAGTCTTCGCTCAGTCCCGAGGTGTTGGTCTGTCCTGGCACCAAGGTGATCTCGCTGTCGGGGTTAACGGTGATCGCTTTGACCGTCACGCTTGCCGTATCCGGCAGCACCACATCGGCGAGGCTGCGGACGAAGCGCTTGGTGCTCATGCTGCCCAATCCGTAGCGGCGGGTGCGGATCTTGCCGGAGACCGGCGTGATGACATTGGCCTGCGCGTCCGGCGATTCGTCTCCTGCTTCGATCTCGTCGAGGAGCATGAGCTTGCCGGCCTTGTTGCTGACGAAGAGGCGGCGCTCGTTGGCGCGGGTGGCGACGACGAAGTCATCCACGCCGAAAGCGTAGATGTCGCGGGTTTCCCACTGGTCGTTCAGCGCATTGTAAAGGAAGACACCGTTGTTGTTGTCCGATCCGGCGAGCGGGACGGCGAGGTAGTAGCGGTTGGAATACCACAGACCGACCGCGTTCTTGACCAAGCTGTCGTTGAGTTCAGTGAGTTGGTTGGCGATTGGGTCGCTGAGAGGTTTTGTGTCTCCGCGAAGTTTAAGGTCGAGGCGGCTGTCGAGGCGGTAGACACCGGCGTCGGACAGGAAATAAACAAACTGGCCCGCCGTGGCGATGGACCGGCGGGCCGCGCAGCCGACCTCATCGGTGAGGAGCGTGAGCTTACTGAGCGCCGTGTCGATGGCCGTGCTGGCGCCGTCCACACTGGCAAACTGGTTGACCTCCGCGAGCCAGATGGACTTGCGGCAGAAGACGAGGAAGCTGTTTTCCACCCACGGATGCACGGCAACGACAAAGTCATTGCTACCCGCGCCGGCGCGGAAGGACTGCCAGTAGGGATCGTAGGTGTTGGCGTCCAAGATATCGCTGATGAGCACGTTGTTCTTGCCGTCAGGCAGGACGAGGCGGTTGTTGACGTAGGTGCCCCAAGGCGTTGACCTCATGGTCTTGTAGGTCGCTGAGAGTCCGGTCGGCACGCCTGCGGGGCTGCGGACGAAGGCGGTGGCAACGCCGTCCCAGTAGAGCGGCGCCTTCACGCGGCGGATGGTTCGGCCACTGGTCGTGGCGTCGGTCGCGGTGCCGGACGGCACGGTGATGGTAAAGCTGTTGGTGGAGGACGTGGCGATGTCGTATTCCACGCCGTCGAAGGCCGCGACATTGCTCCCTTCGATGCGCACGCGGGCGCCGGCGGGGAATCCGTGGCCGGTTAGGTTGACGGTCGCCGTGGTGGACGCCACCGTGATGCCGCCGGTGGTCACGTTCTTGACCACCCAGCCAGGGCGCGAGGCGTCGGCTTCGCGGAAGAGGTAGAGGCGGTCGTTGGCCTGCACCATGGAGACGGTGTCGGTCGGCTCGATGACCTCGTCCGGTGATGTCGGGTAGCCCAGCTCCTGCGGGAGCACGCTGATGACGATGGTGTCGCCGTTCTCGTCTACGATCTCCTCTCCGGTGTCAGTGACCAGAAAGCCGCCCGCCCAGACACCGGCAAAGGATTGGTTGTCGTCCAAGAGGATGGTGTAAGCGCGGTCGCCGCCCGCCAGCACTACGATCTCCGCGCTCTGCACCTGATCGGGTGAGCGGTAGACGGAGGCCGCAAAGATGCCGCCCGCGTAGGTGCTCTGCACGATCGGCGCATTCGGCGCAGGGTTCAGCACAAAGGGCACCGTGAGCGGCGAGCTGGCCACGCTGATGGCGTCCGCCATGCGCTTGGCGCCCTTGCGCGTCACGGCCACGCCACGATCAAGCCGCATATTCTCCGAGAGCTGCAGCATGCCAGCAGGCAGCGCAACCGGATTGATCCGGCTGGCATAACCAGCGAATCCGGCGTCACCGTCGCGGAGGATGGGGCTTTCTAGGGGCATTTAGATGTTATCCCTCATACATGATGTTGACCGATCCGGCGTCGAAGGTGTCGGTGCCGTTGACGGTGGTTATGCGGACACGGTCGAGAGTTGCTGAAAGCGTTTTGGTGCCTTGCGTAAGACCAGCGTGGCCCGCGCTTTCGTTGACAATGCTTCCAATGCCAACCCAAGTATTCCCAACAAGATTAGACAGTATTAACGCGCCGTCTCTTGTATATGCTGCCGAATTGCCGCTAATTACAAACCCACCATTGACTACGGCGACACTTACGGCATTAGTGCCCGTAATTGTAGAATTGCCCACAACGTATCCGGTGTTTTCAACCCCTCCAGAGTCTCCTAATTGGACTTGCACAGGGCTTGCCCCGCTGGTGCTTACACCGCTAAACATCACCGTAATCCGCTTCACCCAAGACGGGATGCTTTCAAAATCCAAAACCGTATTTGATGAAGACCCGTTCCAGTTGAAGGCTTTTGCGGTTGCCAGCGTGAGCGGCTGAGTCAGCATCGTCGGCGTCACCTTGGCGCTGCCAATCGCCGTCACACCGGCATTGCTGATCGTCACGTCGCCAGTCACAGCAACCTTGGTCGCCACGTTGCTGCCGTTGCCGACAAGGATGTTGGCGCTGTCCAGTGCGGCGAGCTTGCTGAAGGCGATGGCCGCCGCCGCATCAATGTCCGAATTGATCAGTCCGCCGCGCACAACGGATGCAGCGACACGCTTGGTCAGTCCGCTCTGCTCGATGACGAACTCGTCGCCGGGGTCGAGGGTGGTGGCTTGGGTTAGTTGTCCGATTGTTTTGGCCATAGTGTTTTAGGATTTGCTGGTGAGAACGTAAGAAAGGGTTTTCGCGTTGTTCCGCTTCATCTCCGACTCAACGAGCGTGATGAAGGCCGGCCATTGGGCGGGCGGCAGGACAGAACATCCTTCGCTTCCTGGACCTCTGGTGGCAGGTCCGCCGCGATGCACGTTGATCCCATACCATCCGGTCTCTTCCTTGTCGTCGCGGACGACGGTGACCGGAGCTGCTTGGACCAAAGCGCGGTAAGGGTTGCCGCGCCGAAGGCCATGAAGTCCGAGTTTGTATTTCCAGACTCCGGGCTTGAGGACGGCATAGGGCTTGTTGATCTTGGGATTCTTTCCGTAGCGGTCGGGATCGACCGAGGCATTGAAAGTGGCATGCACATCGCCGCCGCTGCTGATGAGGATGAGGGCATCGTCGTAGATGCCGCGCGAGTTGCCGGGCTTCTTGTCGAGCTTGCTGTAGTAGCCACGCACGCCGACCAGCACGACAGGATCGCTGACCTTGTGCTGCTTGAGCAGGGCAGCGGTCGCTTCCTTCTTTTGCTTGGGACGTGCGTTCGGGATCACTTGCTTGGGTTATCGACGATGCTAATTCCGGCTGGCCAATTCAGCGGCGGCGGCTTCCACGGTCACGGGGCCGACATAGCCGTCCAACTTGAGGTGTTGGCCACGGCCGTGCGTGTTCAGCAGGGCTTGGATTTGCGTGCCGTAATCTTTGATGACGTTGGCTGGCAGCTTTGTGACGATAACGTCAAGGATGCCCCAGATGATGCCGGCGAGAATGGCTTCGTTGAGGCCGAGGGCGCGAAGGTCGAGGCCGCTCTTGGTGGCCAGATAGGTGAGGGCGGCAGCGGCGGCGGCGGTAACAGCCTTTTGCAGCAGCGGGCCGCCACGGGACAGCAGCAGGCGGACGAGTTGGCGTTCGATAAAGGTCTTCATTCGGGTTTTCTCCATTCTTTGAAATCGCTGATCAGCTCGGCCACGTTCGGGACGTAGGTGATCATCACCTTGATGCTTCCCCAGTCGCCTGCCTGCGTCTTCTCGCCGTCCACCGGCGGAAGAGGGATGGTCACGCAGCCACCAGCAACGAGTGCGATGGCCAGCATGAAGGCGAACAGAGGGCGGCACCGCATTAGAGTCGGGCGTTATTGTCTTTCGCGTTGATCAAGCCCCAGCCGGCAAGCACCGAGGCCACGATCAGGCCGAGGTCCGGCAGGCTGTCGGTGGCGAGGTATTCCTTCGTGCCGGTGGCCAAGGCGATGAGGATGGTGAGTGCGCCGATTACGTTTGTTTTCCAGTTTCTCATTTCATTTCCTTCCGTTTCTTTTGGATGTCGTGGATGACTGAGATGAGTGTCGCCACGCCGACACAAATACCGATGATGAGACCAGCCACACGCAGGGTTGTTTCTAGGTGAGGGAGCATTGAGAAGACCGATGAGCCGATGCTGGTCGCCGTGCCTATCACGCCCTTTTCGGTGGTCGTGAAGTTGTGATGAAAATACTGCAAGCTCATCGCGCGACTCCTCAATGTTCTTACTTGCGGTAAGCGATGACCGTGCCGCTGTGCAGCTTGATCGCGCTGAAGAAGCCGTCGAGGGTCGTGCCCGCCTTGATGAGCGCGGCGCTGGCCTCGGTGGCGTTCGCGGCGCCAGTAAGGTTGCCGGTCAGCGTGTGGAACTTGGTGTCGGTCATCACGTCGATGGAGACGATGTCAGCGGTGACGGTGTTGGTGTCGCCGATGAATTGGCTGCCGGACGTGCGGTTGGTGATGCGGGTATTCGGGTGCATAATTTAGTATTGGTTGACGCGGGCGGTCCACATGGAGGGCTGCCCTTGTTGGAAATAGTATTTGTCCCGCTGCGAGATCAGCTCGGACTCGGCGAGCTGTTCCATGGCGAGTGCTTTGTCTGTCTGTCCGTCCTCTTGGAGCAAATCTCCACTCAGCATCAGGCCGGCTGCTTTTGCGATGACGCTGGGCACTGTCGCGGTGAGGTTGCTGGCGCTGTATTCGGTCGGGCGGATGCGGTAGCGGACCCACACACTGGTCGGCAAGTCGCTGTCTTCGGGGAATCTGATGTTGTCTCCGAGCAGCGTGTAGCCGATCTCTCTCGGGTAGACGTTAGTTGCCGGATTGTCCCTCATGACAGAAAAGACCTCGCCCATGGCGGTCTGGCCGCTCTGCTCGTAGGGGATGAAGTAGCCGGTCGTGTCGTTGCCTTCGACGGTGCGGCTTTCAACGCGCATAAGCTCCGGCCAATCGGCCCACTCCCAGCAGTCGGCGATGCGCTCGTTGGCGGCGGCAACGAGCATGGTGCGGGCGCCGGTGGGCACGTTGGCGATGTCGCTGGCGTCATTGCCGACACGTTGCCAGGCGCGGAGGAGGATGGACTGAAGAGTTACGGTTCTCATGGGGCGAGAGAGCTGACGGCTTCGGCGACGACTTCTTCAAAGGTGTAGCTCGGGGACGGCCAATCGCTGCGCGGCGCCGGATCGGCGGCGAACATGGCGAGGACGGTGTTGAGAAATGCTTCGGTCGCGTCGAGCTTCGCGCTGACGGCGCCGGCTTGACGCAAGTAGAGCAACGTGGGCTGGCGGTTGCCGCCCAGGCCGACTGCATCGAGGTGTTGTTCTGCGGTCTGCGTGGGCGGCGGCGTGGGGATGAGCGTGCGGGTGGCGGCGTCCCAGATGAGGGTGCCGTTTTGCAGCCCCTCGCCTTCGGCGTCGGTGAGCGGGAGCGCGGTGATGCCTTCCGGCAACGGGTCGGCGATGACGGTGCCGATGCTGACGCTTGCGCCTGTCGTGGTGTTATAGAGGAGGTGCCAGTTCATTGTCATGGGATGCCGATAAGGCAGAAGCCGTAGCGATCGGGGTTGGCGGCGATGTTGTGTCTCACGGCGAGGCGGGAGCCGCTGGGGATGTTGCGTCCGAAAAGCGACAGATACGGAGGCGAGGACTGCAAGTTTTCGTTGTTGGAATAAGAGGCAACGGTAAATCCAAACACTTGTTCGCTTCCTGACGCGCCGACGCCAAGCTCCAGTTGTGGGCCAATGGTTGCGATACTGCTGTTGTGCGTAGACGGCACGATGGCTACGGCACGGTAGGCGCGGGAAGTGGAGGCGATGGCTTGAACCCATGTGCCGCTGGAGCCGCTAAAGCTGATGCCTTGGCTGGTGGCGGTGTCTCCGGTGATGACATCAACGCTGGTCGGCGCGGTGGCGTAATCGCCGCCCACATCAAAGAGGAAGACTTGTGCGGTTGCCGTTTTGCCGCCCGTGACGACAGACTGAATGCGGGCAGACAGTCGCGTGCCACTGGGGATTTGAAATGGAATAGGAACGACAACGCCTAACGGGCCGGTGGTGGTCAAAGCGCCGCCCACGGCGAGGTTTGAAATAATAGCCGCCTCAGAACCGCTGGCTCCCGTGGCGACATCAATGAGTGTGGCCGTGTTGGTGGAGACTGTGGACACATCTTGCACCATTAGCACCAACAGACCCGCATTGGCGGAAGTGGAGGCGATAAGCTCGGAATACGAACCCTTGGTGTGCGCGGAAGTGTTGGCGGTGAGCGATACTTCGGCGCTGGAATTGACCGGAGTGTAGGACGCCTCAAACCAATCGACGTTGCGGAAGAGTGGCGTGGCACCGAGATAGGCTTTTTGCAGGAGGGCCATGGCTTACGGATCGGTGATGAGGAAGAGCGTGGCCGCGTCAGGACTTCCGATGGCGTTGTATTCGGCTTGGGTGAGGCTCACGATGTTGTTGACCACGTCGCTGCCGCTGCCTGCGCCGGTGTCGCTGACCACGTTGACGCCAGAGCGGTCGGCGGCCGTCAGCGTGCGGGTCTGGCCGGTGGTGATGCCGGAGAGTTGGAAGGCTAAATTTTTGGAGCTGTCGCCGTTGTCGTAGAGGAGGAAGTTGGCGTCGTTGAATACATCCGGCAGAATGCCCGCGTAGGTCCAGTCAGTTGCGCGTGTTCCGGTGGTGGCAACGCGAATGTAGATGCCAGCGGGCTTTCGGCTGATGAGCCAAGTGCCTTCGGCTTCGCGGACAAGGTAGGCGCTGTCTACGGCCGGCGGGTTGGCGGTGGGCAACGCGCTAAAGTTTTGCACCTCGCCGTCGATATAGCTCGCACCGCCGCCGCCTCCACCGCTTCCGGTGAAGTCGAAGTTGCCTGTCAGCGGATTGAAGCGAATAGCCATTAGCTGCGGGTCACGGTGGCGATGTTGGCGTCATCCGAGGTCGGCGGCCCTCCGACATAGGTGAAGGTCAATGTGGCGACCGTTTGGGCGCCTTCCTTGTAGACAACCGTTGAGAGGTTGTTGGTCGTGGAGACGTAGTTTAGCTCGACCTCGGTGTGCTGTGGGATGTTTAGGCCAGCGATGTTGCGGACGTTTATATTGGGATGCACGGAGTTTAGTCTTTCTTTGTAAACTGATTAACTTCGCTATAATCAGGCGGCGGGTGCTGCGGTCATGCCAAGCTGCTGGTCTTGCTGGAGCTTTTGCAGCGCGGGCTGGGCGCCGGTGCGGCCGATGACGGCGTTTTGTTGCTGCTGGAGCTGGAATTGGAAGGCTTGTGCTCTCGCGTCGATCATGCTGCGGAAGATTTCGTCCTGCTGATACCGCTGCTGGACGGCGGGGTTGGACTGGATGATTTGCTGGAGCGTTTGCAGCCTTACCTGCGCGTTTTGTCCGCCCTCCTTGAGCGGCGGTTCGGTGCCTGCGGCGATTTTGGCGAAGGCTCCTTGCTCGTCCTCTTGCTCGGCGGCGGTGGCTTGGCCGATGTCTTGGACGAGGATTCCGGCGAGGTTGGGATCGACCGCCTGGAACATATATTTTACGAGGCCGGCACGGTCGATGACTCCGAAGCTGTCCAGCGGGACAAGCACTTTGGCGAGGTAGTCGAGCTTTGCGCCGAGGGCTTCGTTGTCGAGGAGGCGCGCGTCAAACTCAGCGGTAATGTCAAAGCGGCCCCGGATGTCTTGGGGCGATGCGTTGAATGCCAACTGGGCATTGCCGGTAATCCGCGCGACCTCCTCGGCAGTCATATACTGTTGCGCCAGCGCCATGGTCTGCGCGATGCAGAGCTTCATGTCGATGAGCCAAGAGTCGATTAGCTCTTGCGTGTGGAGCATGTAGCGCTGCTGCGGGACGGCATCGCTGATGCGGCCAAAGTAATTGTCCACGTCCGCGCGGGTGGCGGCTTCCACTTCGATGCTGCCCATGTCGGGGCGAGGGGGATTCATCCACTCGATCTCGCCGGGGCGGCGTTCGGGGATTTGCATGCCGGGGCCGAGGACGAGATCAAACTTGCCACGGTTGGCGGGAACTTTGACGGGCGGGAGGATGCTGATGCTGGCCCGGTCGGAGCGGAAGTCGCGCTGGATCTTGATTTCCTCCTGCGCGGTCTGCACCAGCTCGGGGATGCCACGGGCCTCTAGCAGAGGGCGGGTGGCGCGCTCGCGGGGGAGTTCGATGAAGGGGTATTGTCCGTGGGCATAGGGCAGCAGCTCATGCACGCCGACCTTGTCAGGGACATGGTAGCTGATGACCGAGCGGGTGACGCGGATGGCGTTGGTCTTGGGATCGTTCTCCTTGCGGTAGACGTGCCATATCTCGCACATGTCACGGAGTTGCTCGTAGAGGAACTGGTCGGTGCGGTGGATGTTGAGCGAGATGCGCTTGAGCTGGCCCTTGTGCTTGGCGGCGTCTTCGATCCATTCCTCATCCCAGCCCTCAACTGCGCCGCGCTCGCGCAACTCCACCTCAGTGAGCAATTCTCTGCGGGCAACGAACGCGGCGCGTTGAAGGCTGAAGGTCTGAATGGGGAAGATGACATCCTCCCACGGCTCAAGCGCGGTCCACACCGGCTTACTCTCAAAAATGTAAGGCTCCTCCCACTCGACGAATCCTTTGTCGCGGAACTGGCGAACTTTGACAGTTGATCCCAATTCGGGGACGATCTGCCCCAAGAGTTCGGCGGCGGTCTCCTCTTGCAGCGGGTCCATGACCACTTCCAGAAGGGCGGCGAGGTTGGGATCTTGCGACTCTTCCAGCATTGCTTGCGCGTCCTCGATGCTGAAGGACTTGATCTCGGTGCGGCTGGTCTGCACCCAGTCAACCGCCATGACGGCCAAGCCGTAGGTCTCTCTGAATTGGGCGGCGAGTTTTACTTCGCGGCGAAGGTCGTCCAGACAGTGCTGGAACATAAGCCACTTCATCACGGCTTCGGCGGCGGCGCGTTTGTCCGTATCCATGGACTCCACCGGCTGGACCTGCACGCGGCTTTTGAAGAAGGCGTTGCAAAGGAGAGCCGTGTTGTCCGAAATGATATTGTCGGCCAAACGCACCCTTACGTCCGATGCTCCGCTCCACGGCCACGGCTGCTTGCCTTGGGCGCCAGACCATTTGCGTCCGTCCTCACTTTGCCCCGGCCAGATGCAGAATCGCGTGTTCCAGTTGCGCAGTTTGCGCTGAACGTATTGGCTGCCATCGGCGTCCGCTTGGTCGATCTCATAGAGCATCGCCGTGATGTCCTCGGGCTTGGGTGCTTTAATCATTAGATGAGGACAGTGGTTTTGCGGGGGGTATAAGGCACAACAGTCTCGGGGTTCTTTTTCTTGAACCAGTCGCGGAAGGCTTTGTCCTTCCAACATCCCGGCTCCGCTGCTTCCCAAGACCAATAAGCGTCAGCGTCTATGGACATGTCCTTCTGGCCGATGCCTTCGATGGCGCATTGCTCTATGCGCGCACTGGCTTCGGCGATCTGGCGTTGGCGAGTGGCGGCAAGAACGGCATCGGCGTTCCAACCGGCAATCAGCTCTTGCTTGACCGCGTCGGCCATCTCATCCCCGAGATCGAGGACAAGTTCTGACCATAGATTGTCTGACATCCTAACTGCTACGGCCCCATTGCTGGGGCCGCAGTGTGTTAAGACGCTTAGAGCGCGTTCACGTCAACGATCTCAAGGAAGACCTCAAGTTCGCCGGTGTTGTGGTCCGCAAGGCTGTCGCCCGAAGTGCAAGCGAAGGCCGCTTGGATATACTTGGGCGAGGCCACCGTGCCTTCCAAGAAGGCGTGGGGCGTGGTGGACGGGTTGACCTTGTAGAACACTTCGGTGCCGCTCGGGTTCAGCTCTTGCGAGGTGATGAACGCGTTCGGGTCAGCCGTGGTGTCGTTGTGACCGATCTCCACCGTGGTGGTGATAGTCGCGGCGTCCGAGCTGTCGAACACGCTGACGAGGCGGGTGGCGGCGGATTTGACGGCCGTGCCAGCAACCACAGGGATGAGGTTGATGGTCTGAGCGTCATCGGTGTCGGTCAGGTCGTTGTGGTCGAGGATGACCTTGTGGGTGTAGCCGAAGGCGGCTTTGGTTTCTGCGGGCAGTTCGTAGACTTTCATAGTTTTGTTATTCCTTAATTGAGGTTGCTACTAGGAAGTCGCGGCGAACTCGCCGAGGCCCTTCGGGTTCCAGCACACCAGCGCGGCAATGGCGTCAACCAATCCACGCGGTCCACCACCTTGGTCTTCCAGCTCTTGGAAGCGGGGGCGACGGCCATACCGGGACTCCAACATGTCCATGTTGAGGAGGTAGCCACGGGCCGACTGAACGGCAGCGGCTGCGTCCTTCGCATTGAACAAGGTCGGCACCAAATTAATTGTGCCGAAGTCGCCGATGTAGGTGTCCACCGTGCTGATGACCGTGCGGTCATTGAGCGAAGCGGTGTATTGACGGGTGCTCAGAGCGGTGTTGCTGCCGCTGGAGTAGCGGGTAAACTCGCTGAAGCGCTTCTTGAGGTTCGGGCCAGTGACCAGATCCATCGTGTCGATGGTGCCGGTCTGCTCGTAGACACTCTGAAGAACGGCGGCGACATCGCTCTCGGTGAGAGAGGAGGTAGCAGTCGTGTTGATCGAAGCGGACGGCGTGCGGAACGACGCGGGAACAGGCAAGTCGGTCTGAGCCGAGTTGGAGATCCACGAACCGAGGCCGCGAGTTTTATATGGGTTAACGCCGCTCTGCTCTTGCGAATCGTTGCTGGAGCAGAAGGCGCTTTCCATGTCGCGCTTCAGTTCGATGAGGGCGCGGGAAACGCCGCGAGCCATTTCCTTCTTCTTGCCAACGCCAGCGACGTTATCGACGTTCTGAGCAAAGTCATCGACTTTGATGGAACGGCGGAACTTCTGGGCGCGGCCGGAAAGGAGGACGCGGTTTTTGGCGGGATCGTCAAACGTGGTGACATCCGCATTCGTGAGGACACCGTCGAACGACGGGTCGTTATAGCTGTCGGCCTGCCAAGAGAAGACAGAGCCATTGGTGAGATCCGAGCCGGCTTTGATGCGGGAAGTGACGGGCGTGTTTTTCTGGTCGATGACCGAGATCACGTCAGCCAAGTCTTCGCGCAGTCCGGTGGCCGGATGAACAAGTCCTTGTGACATATTGTGTGAGTTTTCTAATTGATTGGGTTTATCCGATCAGTTCCCCCACCAAGTCCTCGATGTCCGACATGGACCCGCTTGATTTGAAGAACCGATTTTTCGCAGCCGTAGAGCTGCCTTTTGTGGCAGAGCGGGGCGCGCTAACGGGCTGGACGGGTGTGACGGTTTTCTCCTTTTTCGCGGACACAGTTTTCTTGGCCTTGTCTTTGGCAGCTTCGGTCTGCTGCTTGGCCATGAGGGCTTGCTCGCCGTAGAGCGCGAGGCCGATCCAGTATTCGTGCTGGGGGATCTTGAGGAGATCGGGGGCCGATTTGATCGTGGCCTTGTAAGCCTGGTTGAGCTGGCTGCCCTCCTTGAATAGATCGGGGAACACGCTCTTGGCGGCTTGCACCGCCGGCTCACGCTGGGCCAGCCACTCTTTCCTCGCCGGAACGTGGATGGTCAGGATGTCGTCGGCCTTGACCAAGTAGTCCTTTACTTCGGCTGGCTCGATATACTTCTCCGAGCCGTCTGGCTGCTTGATCGTGGCGCCGTCCGTATTCTGAAGCGCCCATCGGCGAACCGCTTGGGCATTCTGGATGCGCTGCTGAAGGGCCTCGTCACTGTCCACATCGGCCAACGGGTTGTCGGCCGTGGGGGAGAGAACGGGGCGGGAGGTCTGGTTGAGCTGGGCTTCTAGGTCCGCTTTGGCGGTGCGTAGTTGCTCTAGCTCACTAGTGGCGGCCTGGGCCTTTTCTTCGGCCTCCCGTTGTTTTGCAACGAGTTTATCAATCCTGCGCTGAACCTTGTCCTTCGTAACCTCCTCGCCAGCAGGTTCTTCTGCGGCGGTGTCCTCGCTATCCTCGGGTTCTTCGTCAGGATCGGCTTCAGTCGCCGGCTCCTCCTTGTCTACATCTTCAGCGGAATCTTCAGATTTCTCCTCTGGCTCCTCTGTTGTGTCAGTGGTGTC